GCACTAAGAAAAAAATATCAAGCTGATATTGCAGCTGCAAAAGCAAACATTGATGTCTATCAAAAAAATCCTGCAGGTATAGGTGAACACCCAGACCTAGTTGCTGCAGTAGATAGTGAAATGACTAAAATGGCAAATGCAAGAGATAAACTTGATACATTAAATACATTTTATTCAGCTGATGAAAAAGAACTAATTGTTCATAATGATGAAATAGAAAAAGTTTTATTAGCTGAAAATGAAGAATAAATAATTAACAAAACTATATTATGCAATTTTATACCAATGTGACCCCATGGGGCAACACTCTACTTGTTAGAGAATATGTGAATGGTGAAAGAGTTAATCGTAAGGTTAAGTATTCCCCTACCCTATTTTGTAAAGTAATTAAAGATACTAATTATAAAACTCTTGATGGTCAAAATGTCACACCAATAAAACATCAAACAATTAAAGATGCCAAAGAATGGTTGAAGTCTTATGAAGACCAACCACATTTAGTATTTGGAAATACTTTATTTCAGTATAATTATATTGCAGATGAATATCCTAATTATGTTAAATGGGATATTGATAAAATTCTTGTAGTCACTATTGATATAGAAGTCGCTTGTGAGAATGGATTCCCACAAGTAGAAAACGCAATAGAACCTTTACTATCAATTACAATTAAGAATCATCAAAATAAACAGATACTCGTTTGGGGTATAGGTGAATATAAAAATACAAGAGAAGATGTGACTTATGTAAAATGTAAAGATGAGAAAATGTTAATACAAGAGTTTTTAACATTCTGGCAAAAGAATCAACCAGATGTTATCACAGGTTGGAATACAGAATTTTTTGATATACCATATCTATGTAATCGTATTAAAAATTTATATGATGAATATGAGATAAACAAATTATCACCATGGGGTAATGTGTCAAGTAAAGAAGTTTATCAAATGGGTAGAAAACATCAAGTCTATAATATTCAAGGAGTATCACATTTGGATTTTTATGATTTGTATAGGAAGTTCACATATATCACGCGTGAGAGCTACAGATTAGACCATATAGCCCATATTGAACTCGGTGAGAGTAAAGATGACAATCCATACGAAACATTTCGAGAATGGTACTTAAAGGACTTTCAATCTTTCATTGACTATAATATACAAGATGTTGAGATAGTAGATAGATTAGAAGATAAAATGAAACTGATTGAGTTATGTTTAACTATGGCATATGATGCTAAAGTTAATTATATGGATGTACTTGGCTCAGTAAAATATTGGGATATATTAATTTATAATGAATTGAGAAAAAAGAATATTGTTATACCGCAGAAAATAGATAGGAAAAAAACAGAACAATTTACAGGTGCTTATGTAAAAGAACCTCAAGTTGGTTTACACAAATGGGTTATGTCTTTTGATTTAAATTCTCTATATCCACATTTAATCATGCAGTATAACATTTCACCAGAGACCTTGGTAGCTGATAAAAAAGTAAAAGACATATCCGTAGAAAGAATGCTAAATAAAGAAGTAGATACATCAGTATTAAAAGATGCGACACTAACACCAAATGGTGCATTGTTTAAAACTACACAAAAAGGATTTCTACCCGAACTCATGCAAAGGATTTATGATGAAAGAGTGAAGTTTAAACAACTTCTATTGGAGGCGAAAAAAGATTATGAAAGAACTAAAGACCCGAAACTCAAAAAGACAATCTCGAAATTTAATAATATCCAAATGGCTAAGAAGATTTCTCTTAATAGTGCGTATGGTGCTATTGGTAATAACTGGTTTAGGTATTATAATCTTCTGGTCGCTGAAGCAATTACTACCAGCGGTCAATTTGCTATTAGGTATATTGAACATTCTCTTAATGGGTATCTTAATAAAATACTTGAAACCAATGGAGAAGATTACATTATTGCGTCAGATACGGATTCGGTGTACATATGTTTTGACAAACTTGTTAGTAAAGTATTCAAAGGAAAAGACAAAAATAAAATCGTGGACTTCTTGGACAAGGTGGCTACAGATAAAATTGAACCTTTTATTGATAAGGCTTATACGGAACTCGCTGAATATGTAAATGCGTATGAACAAAAAATGGTTATGAAACGAGAAGTAATTGCAGACAAAGGAATTTGGGTTGCAAAGAAAAGATATATCTTAAATTCACATGATATTGAAGGTGTTCGTTTTAAAGAACCTAAACTAAAAATTATGGGAGTTGAAGCTGTGAAGTCATCAACCCCTGCAGCATGTAGAGAAAAAATTAAAGAGGCATTAAAAATTATAATGAATGAAGATTCAAAAGTGCTAAATAGTTTTATACAAGATTTTAGAAAAGACTTTATGAATCTAAAACCAGAAATGGTTGCGTACCCACGCTCTGTAAATGGATTAAACAAATGGACTGAATCACATAATCTATTTAAGAAAGGAGCACCTATACATTGTAAAGGTGCAATATTATATAATCATCTTATTAAAGATAAAAAATTATTAGGAAAATATCCCTATATTCAAGAAGGTGATAAAATTAAATTTTTACATATGAAAACACCTAATACATACCAATCAACCTCTATATCATTTATGACTAAATTACCAAAAGAATTAAAGTTACATGATTTTATTGATTATGAAATGCAATTTGAAAAATCATTTATAGAACCTTTAAAGTTTATTACTGATATTATTCAATGGCAGATAGATGGTAGTTATGGTACTCAATCAACTTTAGAGGATTTTTTTTAATGAGTAAAGGAAGTGGGAGAAGACCTATGCAAATAGAAAGACAACAATTTGATAATAATTGGGATATGATATTTCAAAAAAATATGATAGATAAAATTTTAATTAATGAAGTAGATAAAACTGTACCAGATAAAGAAGTTGCATTATTATTATCTGGTGGTGTTGATTCTATATCTGTTGGATTTGCGGCAGAAAGACTTGGTAAAAAAATACATGCATATAGTTTTAGATTGGATAGTGAACCATCTTATGATTATAGTAAGGCAAAAGATATTGCTCAAATGAGAGATTGGAAATTTACAGGTATAATAATTGATACTAGTAAATTAATAAATGACTTTCATGCATTAGTAGATTTAGGATGTAAAAAGAAAACACAATTTGAATGTACATATCCATTTTTACATATCTACCCAGAAATAGAAGAACAATTTGTTTTAACTGGTTGGGCTGCTGATGGTTATTATGGATTGAGTAAAAAAGCTATGATACATTACAAAGGTGATAACTTTAATGAATTTAGAGATGATTATTTTAAGAAAGAAAATAGAGCTGGTTATATATGGCATAAAAAGGTTGCAGAATTAAATAATAAATCACTTGTGGCACCATACTTATCTGAATCAGTTAAAGAATTCTTTTATAAACATAATCATAAACAATTAAATAGACCATTTCAAAAACATCATGTAAGAAATGGATTTTATGAATTTAATGAAATAGGTAAAGTAGAAAATCATTTAAACTTACAAATAGGAAGTGGTGTAAATAAACTATTTGAAACTTTGCTAAATAATAAAGAAATAAACTTTAAAAATAGAACAAGAATGTTAGATGTATATAGAGATAACCATGTTAGATATCAAAATAATAAATCTACATTGGATGACTTTTTATTATGAAATATAAACCATATAATTTAAAAGATGTAATTGAAACTTCTAAACAAGAGAAGTTTACAGTAGTATCAACTTTTGCTGGTGGTGGTGGAAGTTCCACAGGTTATCGTTTAGCTGGTGGAAAGATATTATGTGTAAATGAATTTGTAAAAGAAGCAATAAACACATATAAAGAAAACTATCCTAATACACCTGTACTACCAGATGATATTAAAAAACTTACTGCAGAAAATTTTAACAAGTATGGTGAGATAGATATTTTTGATGGTTCCCCACCATGTTCTGCTTTTTCTGTATCTGGTGCAATGGTACAAGGAAAACATTCTAAAGGTTGGGGTCAAACTAAAAGTTATTCTGATGGTAAGAAGATTGAGAATATAGAAGATTTATTTTTTGAGTTTTTAAGAATTGCAAAAGATTTAAGACCCAAAGTTATTGTTGCTGAAAATGTAAAAGGACTAACTGTTGGTGAAGCAAAACAATACTATTATAAAATTACAAATACATTTGAAGAAATAGGATATGATGTATCATCTAAAGTTTTAAATTCTGTACACTATGGAGTACCACAAACTAGACAAAGAACTATCTTTATTGCTGTTCGTGAAGACATAACTCAAAAGGCAGGATTAACATTTATGAATATTAATAGTATATTCCCAGAAGAAAGTAATCAGATAGTTACACTAGAAGATTGTTTAAGTGATGTAGAAGTAGATAGAAAAGAAGCAGATGAACTTATAGAAAAATTTAAGAAAACATCACATTATGAAACTTGGTTAAAAATGCCAGATGACCCAGACAAGGTTGAAACAGGTTGTGATTATCATCCTAAAGGTCATCACTTTAATATGAAAAAAACATCTAGACATAAACCTGCTCCAACAATTACAGCAACAGGTGGAGCTATGCATTGGCATGAACCTAGAAGTTTTACAGTTAAAGAGATAAAAAGAATGATGTCATTACCTGATGACTTTAAACTAACAGGAACATATAAACAACAAGCAGAAAGATGTGGTAGAATGGTACCACCACTCATGATGAAAGCAATTGCAGAATCAATATATGAAAAAGTTTTAAAAAAATTATGAAATATAAACCATACAATTTAAAAGATGTAAAAGAAGCATCGGCACAAAAAAAGTTTAATGTAATCTCTACATTCGCAGGTGGGGGTGGTTCATCTACTGGTTATAGATTAGCAGGTGGGGATATACTTTGTATAAATGAATTTGTAGAAGAAGCTAGAAAAACATATAAAGAAAATTACCCCGATACACCAATCATACCTGGTGATATAAAAGAACTTACAGGGAAAGACTTTTTAGAAGTTGCAAATATTAAAGAAGGTGAATTAGATATACTAGATGGTTCCCCACCATGTTCAGCATTTTCAATGTGTGGTACATTAGGAAAGTCTGGTTCAAAACATTCTGATGGTTGGGGTAAAACTAAAAAATATTCAGATGGTAAGATGGTAGAAAATATTGAAGATTTATTTTTTGAATATTTAAGAGTTGCAAAAGATATAAAACCTAAAGTAATTATAGGTGAGAATGTTGCAGGCCTGTTGGCAGGAGAAGCTAAATTTAAATTAAATGAAATTGTAAACACATTTGAAAAGATAGGATATGATGTATCATATAAAATTTTAGACGCATCATACTTCGGTGTACCACAAAGAAGAAATAGAGTATTCTTTATTGGTGTTCGTGAAGATGTGACAGAAGCAATAGGATTATCATTTATGAATATTGCTGGTATCTTCCCACAAGAAAATAAAGAAGTAGTCACAATAGGAGAGGCGTTTGACGGAATAGAGTTAGACCCAGAAGAAGTTAAGTGGTGTACTGATACATGGATAAAATCAGCACACTATAAGGACACGGCATCTTTAATGCCAGATGACCCAGATAAAGTATTAGGTGGAAATGATTTTCATCCAAAAGGATGGCATTTCAATGTTAAGAAGATGTCTAGGCATCATCCAGCCCCAACAATTACAACAAATGCAGATGTTTGTCACTTTATTGAAAAAAGAAGGTTGACAATTTCTGAAATAAAGCGTATAATGGGACTACCAGATGATTTTATAGTGACTGGTTCTATGTCACAGAAAATAGAAAGATGTGGTAGAATGGTACCTTCATTAATGATGAAGGCCCTAGCTGAATCTGTATATAAAAATGTAATAGAACCTTATAATGAATGGAGTAAAAATCATGGCTAAGAAAAAATACGATTTTACCTTTGCTCAAAGAGAAGAAGGTTTTGATGACCATATCGAACATTCAATTCGTGGATATAATAATCTTTTAGATGATATTGTAAGTCTATCTAGAAATTTTGTAGAAGATGAAACAAATGTCATTGATATAGGTTGTTCAACAGGTAAATTAACAGAAGCTTTTATAAAAGGTAATAAAGATTTCTGTAAACATGCAAACTATATAGGTATAGAACTTGCTCCTAGTTTCTTCCCAGAACTTGACGCAAGACTAGATAGAATGAAAGATGAATTATATTGGGCTAGTGTTGATTTTCAAAAAAAAGATGTTAGAAATTTTAAATTTGAAAATTGTAGTTTAGTAACATCAATATTCACTTTACAATTTATGCCTAGAAAAGATAGATTTTCTGTTTTACAAAATATCTATGAAGGTTTAAATTTTGGTGGAGCATTTATCTTTGCAGAAAAAACAGTTTGTGAAGATTCAAGATTACAAGAAATGATTACTTTTAATTTTTATGATTATAAAAGAAAACATTTTGATGAAAAAGATATTATGGATAAAGAAAAAACATTAAGAAATATGTTAAAACCAAATACATGGAAAGAATTAGAAGGTGCATTGGAATGTGCTGGTTTTAAAAATGTACAACCGTTCTGGCGAAATCATATGTTCGTTGGAGCAATTGCAATTAAATAGGGGAAAAATATATGAATGACTTTTTGAAAGATGTTATCAAAGAAACTGGTAACGAATACGCACAAGTCGTATCAGAAGGTGTAGAAGCTGGGGATGTAGAAAGTTTTATTGATACAGGTTCTTATATCTTCAATGCATTACTATCAGGTTCGCTTTATGGTGGACTTCCACAAAATAAAATAACTGCTCTGGCTGGGGAAAGTGCAACAGGTAAAACTTTCTTTCTTATGGGTATGGTTAAAAACTTTTTAGACCAAAACCCAAATGGTGGTGTTGTTTATTTTGAATCTGAAAGTGCCATCACAAAACAGATGGTTGTTGATAGAGGTATAGATGCAGAGAGAATGGTTATATTACCTGTAA